CTATCTGCCAAGCATCTCATTTACCTTATTCTGCACCTTGACATGATCATACCCTGCCTTCTTCAGCCTGTTCTTTCTGTCATCGCCATTTCCCCAGTCGCCGGCTATGACCTCTCTGGCTATCACATCTATCGATTTCTTCCGTGAAGCCTTGACCACTGCATTTACCTTCGCCTGAACCTTATTGTAATCATATCCTGCCTTTTTCAGTCTGCTCTTCCGGTCATCGCCGTTCCCCCATTTTCCGGCTATGACTTCCTTTGCTATCACTTCTATACTTTTCTTTTTATTATTACTTTTTCCGCTGTTACTGCCCGCGTCTTTTCCCTGTGTACCGTCAGTCTTTTTTGCAGTATATTTTTTCCATGTCGTCTTGTCTATATATGACTTGTTAAGATCGAGATTGCCATCGTAACCCGGAAGTCTTCCAACGGATGTGTACTGTCTGATATCACATTCGTATTGACCTTCATTCCATGGATGCTCCTGATATCCCGTCCGCTCGTAATCAGGATACTGTGCAACCCACAGCCTGTATCCCAGGCCCTTCACATTGTCCATGGCGCTCTTCTGGATATAGATCAGAGGCTTAACACCGGTCTTACTGTACACATGATCACACCACTCTTTGCACCATGCCCTGTCACTTCTGCCAAACTGCGGATTATTCTGCCCCTCCCAGTCAAGGACAAGTATGGCTTTGCCCACATATTTCTTACTGTATGCTATGAAATACTCAGCCTCAATGTGGGGATCGCCACCATTTGCATAATGGAATGCCCCCAGGAGTTTTCCCGCTTTCATCGCCTGGTCACAGTGCTTTGCAAAATACCTGTTCTTGTAGTCCGTGCCCTCCGTAGCTTTCACTATCACAAAGTCACAAGGCACCTTGGTTATATCTATAGTATCCTGCCACGCTGATATATCTATACCATCCATGTAGCCCTTTAATGGAACCTTATTAGAAGCCATAAAATTGTCTCCTGAATTCTTTTGTCTGTATATAATATTCCAGACATTGAATCAGGAGACAATCTTAGGATCATTATTCCGAACTTATACTTATCTGTCTCGTATTACATGTGTCACTGTCATGACGCCTTTATTCATGCCACTTTTCCTTATCTCCGCCCTTGTAAAACCGCTTGAATATCGATATCAGGTAGTCCCATCCCCGGGTACATATAATCGCAATGACAAATGCCCCGAAAAACGCAGCCACAGGATAATACCACACAAATGCTATGTGATAAAATGATAGTCCAACAAAAAGTCCCACCTCACACACAATGACACTGGTGATCAGAACCTGAAAAGAGGTAGGGATCTTCTTCAGCACTCCTACCTCTTTCGTAAATTCCGTTATTACCGATATCAAAGTGCAAAGAACCGCAACAACTACAAGATATACTGCGAATCTGTCCATGCGTATTCACCTCCTTGTCCATGTTTTAATTTAATATATTCCGGAAGGTGGTGTGTGGTTACTTTTATAGCTGAATCTATGCGGGAATTCAACCTTCATTCCATTTTCAATCTTATCATTATTCTCTTCATACTGTGCCATGAACCACTCACATTTTCCTGTGGTTTTTTCTACACTGACAGTCCTGACTCCGTAATACGTTTCGTCAGGATTACCTCCAAAGAACACCCACATATCACCAATATCAACAACAAGGTAAAACCCGACAAAATTATCCTTCTTTAACATAGCATAAGCTTTAATACATGCATCTCTAAAACTTGAGTACTCTGTGTATCTCATAAACATCTTCCTTGCTAGCTATTACCGTTTCTTCTTTAGCTCTTCTATCTCAGCCTGAAGTCTTGCTATAATCGCGTCCCCCTCCGCTTTCTGAGCTGCCAGTTTCTTCTCTTTGTCTGCCAACTCATAATTCCGTTCCGCAAGCTCTTTATCCTTGTCTGCAAGCTTCTTATCCCTATCTGCTATCTCCTACTCCAACTTAGCCTTCTGTTCCTGAAATTCATCGACAAATGTAACAATAGATTGATCTACCATATCTGTAACCTCCTTGTTGTGTCGCCCCCTCGCTACGCTCAGCGGCAGGTCGTCAGTGCTATTCCGATATGCCCCATCTTCAAGCGTTATATTTCCAAGTTCAATGTTCTTATCTATGCTACCCATTATATCTGTTTTTATGAGGCTTTTCAACGACGCTATATTCTCAGGAGTGCGGGATTCATAAGTAAGTATCATCCTTCGCACTCTCTGTCCAATGATAAAATACCTCTGCCGTGTCCGGATCATATGCCGTATGGAACAACCCGTTTATCATATTCACAACAGCTTCTGATGACAATGTAAGTATCTTTTTAAATGTGCTGTCAAATATTTTATGTGTCAATCGCTATTTCTACCTCCTGCATTTCTTCCGATCGGTAGACACACTTTAGACCGAAATCAGACGCAAGTCTATAGATTTTCGCAAATGCGCTAATAAAGCGAATTTGCGCTAAATACGCGCATTTTCGCGCGGTCCATTGGCATATCAACTGTCGTCCAGTTCTCGTATAAGCATAGTATTTTGCCAATCGTTCACATAAAAAAATCCACATCCTGCCCACGTATATTTACGTGGACAAAATGTGGACAAAAACACATTTTATACTGAATGTGAACAAGTTTTTAGAAAATTCTGAATTATCTCACAATTCCCCAAAGCCTTGATTTTACTTAGAATTTACCAGCGTTAGCAGCTTCCTCAACAGATGCTGTAAGTCCTTTATTTTCAACGATTGTAGGCGTTAATAGTATGTATATTGTAATAATACACCACTTTTTACCCCATTTTGATGCTATCGTTGACTATCTAGCCATCAATTCATTGACTCGCTTCTGGATCTTTTCCGGGTCGTATCCAGCTTTCTTGAGCTTGGTCTTGCGCTCTTCGCCGTTCCCCCATTTACCGGCAATTACCTCTCGTGCAATTTCGTCGGTAGACTTTACATGAGAAGCTTTCACCTGCTTGTTGACTTCATTCTGCACCTTATTGTAGTCGTATCCAGCCTTAGTCAACCTTGACTTTCTAACGTCGCCATTCCCCCATTTGCCTGCGAGGACTTCCTTTGCTATCGTTGCAATGGACTTCTTCTTTGTGGTTGGTTTGGTTGTTGACGAAACTGCGGTCTTAACTCCTGCATATTTCTGCCATGTCGTCTTAGATATGTATGCCTTGTTGAGGTCAAGATCGCCATTATAGCCGTCGAGTCTTCCATGTGATGAATACTGCCTGATCGCGCAGTCATAGACTCCCTCGTTCCAAGGCGTCTTCTGAAACCCAGTATATTCGTCATCAGCATACTGAGCTATCCAGAGTGGATATCCAACTGACTTAACTCGATCCATAGCAGATTTCTGGATGTATATGAAAGGCTTGACTCCCGTCCGCTTATGGACATAGTTGCACCATGACTCGCACCACTCAGCATCATCCCTGCCAAATCTAGGATTATCGTCAGCCTCCCAATCAAGGGCTATGATACCCTTACCGATAAACTTCTTGATCTTATCTAGGAAGAAATCTGCCTCTTTCTTGACGTCCCCTCCATTTGAGTAGTGATACATGCCGTACAGCCTTCCAAGCTTGATTGCTTTATTTGAATGGCTTGTAAAACACCTATTGAAGTAGTCTGATCCCTCGGTGGCCTTGACTATTATGAAGTCGCAAGCCACCTTAGAGAGATTAATACCATCCTGATGCGCTGATATATCTATTCCATTCATCAAAAATCACTCTCCTTTTTCCAAAAGCGCTTGAACATTTCTATGAGCTTTTCCCAACCAAACATGCAAATATAAGCAATAAGAAAAGATGCAAACAGAATAGCTACCGGGTAATACCACATGAGTGCGATATTATAATATGAAAGAACCCCAAATAAAAAGACCTCACATACAATGATGCTCGTGATGAGTACCTGTAGTGAGGTTGGTATCTTTTTAAGGAATCCTAATTCCTTTGTAAACTGTGTGATGACTGTGATCACAGTGCATATAATCGCAACTGCGATAAGTAATAATGAAATTTTCTCCATTTTAATCTACTCCTTTCCGTGATCATTTGGCGTAATGGGGAGTTTGTCAATCTCATCCATAACCCGCTCGGCAGTACCATTACCGCCAAGTTTTTTATATGGCTCATATAAATAATTCTTGAGATTGTCATACTCGTCCATCGTTATATATGTAGGCGAACGTGCAAGATAACTTTTTCCTAAGTATAATATCCGGTCATGCGCCAAGCCCATCAGCATTTCCGACTGAGCGTCTTTTTTATCTGATTTTTTAAGCAAAAACGCCCATAATCCAGATGACGCCAGTACCGCAACGATGACAGGCACTATTATATGTATCAATATGCTCATATCTTTCTATCCTTTCCGACTTATGCTATTCTGATTGCCCGAATGTAACTGTTAATAGTGCTCAATGCCGCACCACTTGACTGCATTCCCTGAAGGTTGAGTTTTGTTGATGTTTTCAAGTTTGCAATATATGAGCACTGTACACTTGTTACTCCTTTTGTTGTTCCGGCTATATTCATCTGCTGGCTCTCTCTGAAGTAGTCAGTAGGTGATGTGGCAAATCGGGCACCTCTCTGTCCATTGGCAGCACTATTAAACAGCACTGTACCATTAACAACGTATTTTCCTGCTGGCAACGTAACTGATGCGCCTGTGTCTGTCCAAGTGCCTGAGCTCATGGATTTTGCACCAACGTTTTTTGTTATTACTTCACCTAAAACATTATCATTGTGGTACATTGTGCCATCTCGATCAACTCGAAATGTCAGCTTACTGTTCTCATCCTGTATCCAAATAACTGGTTTACCATCTTCATCACAGAGTATTAACCCTGCTCCACCAGCGCCCATGCTTAGTCCAATTTTGCTGATTATTCGACTTGTAGTAATTCCCCATCCGCAAATAATACTATCATCCATCGCTTTTAATTTACCCATTTTGTAATCGAAGGTACTGGACACTAGTTTTTTTGTGGATTCTATTCTCCACCAGTCATTATCTGAATAATCCCCTCTTTCACTTACTATGATTTCTATTGGCGTGAATGAAGTAGGGTCCAAAATAGTGTATGTTCTTATAAGCTGTGTTCCATCGTCACTTGACGCACTTCCCGCAGAATACAATGTTCCGTCCTGGATGTCCCATCCACCGATTTTCCCGCCAGTAGCAAATAATGCTTTTGTTACTAATCCGTCATCATCCCATTTACCGCTTGGTGTTCGTATCTCACCGGACGAATAATTGGTCATCATCCCACTTATACAATCTCCATTAGAATCTTCGACATAATTTGTACTCTTGATTATGCCCGTTATACTAGACCCATCTGTGATTTTTGTTATTCGCAAATTTGAGATGCGGAGCGTAATATATGCCAATTCTGATGGAACGCCATCCGCTTTCGCTATACACATATAAAATTGAAAGTCTTTTACTAGTGATATAGATTCTGGCATAGATAACACCCATGCATTACTTGCTATGTTCTCAAATTTAACATATGGCTGCATCGACGATGGCATAGTATATAAGATCTTTGGCGATAAATTAAAGTAAGATTGATCTTTCAATGATTCAGTTTTACCTGTAGATGCTATATAACCCACTATATCGTAATCGTCCATAGTCAATAAATATTTCATTCCTTGTGGATTTCCTGAGTATGTAAAGCTAACCGGAACTTTCAAGTTGTATTCCGGTCTATCACCAACAGGTGACTGAAGATTTTGAGTAAATGTTACTTGATAATCTTCTTTTTCATTGCTTTTGGACGACCACCCTAAATTCTTATATGTATGTTCGCTAAGCTGTGATAAATTTGAAGGGTCTCCCATCAATATTTTAGATACATCAAGCGAACCAGCCTGGATCTTCCCACCATTTATTTGTACCGTACCGGGAACATAAATGTTATTGGCAATACCATCGGCAGTCTTCTGAGCATTATTTGCTTTATTCCACGCCTCTTTTGCTGCCTCATAGCTACTTGACAAAGATACCTGCGAATAATAGATGCTCCCATTTGTCATTATTGTCTGGTCGACAAAATATAGCCTATTAGTTGCTCCGTTTTGATATGCCGGCTCTGTTTTCGTCCAGCCAGATGGAATAGCAGCATCATCTGTAGGTTTAGACGGTGCCGCTGCACTTGCTGACTGTAGTTTGTAATATCTCGTAACAGATTCAATGTCTATTATTCTTGAGATGGTTATTTGAGCTCGTGGCTTTTTAACTTCAGCCATACAAAGCACCTCCTATTCAAGCTGACATGTATATACTTCAGAGTTCAATACATTTTTGGCTGAGACTGTATATGTTGCGCCTGTTGCTATTGGCGCAGAACTTGACGTTACAGTTCCCTTATACCATTTGACTGTACCAAGACCTGATACAACACCGCCATCGCCTATCTTCTGCTCCACAGCCCCCTTAAACACGTGAGCAGTGAGAACAGTTTCTCCAGTATTGTTCTTGAATATACTGCCATTGGATGTTGTAATGGTGAGCGTTATAGCATCAGATCCAGCATCTCCTTTTGCACCTGTAGCCCCATGTGTGCCTATGATAGTTGGTACAGTGTTCGACGTTGTGTTGTTTGAATATTTTATCTGCTGATATGACCACAGATACTTCTTTGTGGTGTCCGTAGCCTGCATAGTAGTCGTAAATCCTGCCGTAGCTGTTGTTACTCCAGTGGATGCCGTTGTAGCAAGGTAGTAATTCGTTACCCCTGTAATACTAACCCCCTGACTTCCTGTCTGTCCTCTATCACCATATGTACCGATGATCGCTGGTGCAGTGTTAGTTGGATTGCCTGACGAATATGAGATCGTCTGATATGCCCAGAGATACTTCTTTGTAGCATCTGTTGTCTGAATAGTGTCAGTCCAACCAGACGTAGCCGTTGTTACATTACTAGCAGCACTAGTCGCAAGATAGTGCATCTTTACACCCGTTATACTGATTCCAGATGCCCCTGTCTGTCCCGTCTGTCCTGTTTTTGCAACTGCAAACGAGAACTTCTTGTTGATTGTTACATCATCAACACTTATTGGTATTGTTGCCTCGCAAGCTGTGGTAATGAGTGCTGTTATCCTGAATGTTATCTTTGGACTCTTTGTTCCACTATTCTCTACTGTTGCAGTTATACCAGTTGGGCATACAATGCTCTTTGCATCCACATTAACCGCAGAACACTGATTTGATCCGCAATATGCTACCGCCTCGGTTGTACAACTTAAACCTGCTGGTGCACCCGATGTGTTTCCTATAAATGTATACGCCTCAGATGTCAATACAACGTTATAGGCATCTGAAACATCTAAAATAGTAATCTGATCTGCTGATTTTATAGCCATAATATAAATCCTCCTTAATCTGTTATGAGTTCACACATAAACGTCACTTTTACGTCTACGTCATCTGGCGAAAGGGTAAAAGAAAATCCGTCGTTCCCCATTCTCGAGTCGGCGGATGAAATAATCCCGTATGAATCTTCGTCTAACCTCTGCCACTTCCACTGAATATATGCAGAGTTTCCATATACCTCGTGCAACCTGTCTATATCGGTTATCCTATCTTTTCCATGATATATAACAACCGATAACACCGTGGATACTGTATTATTCTTAAATACAGTACCTCGCGATGATTCTATTCTCAGGAGTGTGGTTATCTCATCTCTGACATTATTGACATCCTGTTTTATGTCACTTATAACGTTTTCTATATTCTGCTTGCCAAGGGTGAACTTATCTGCCGATATGACAAGATGGGATTCTCCCTTATTATCTACATAGAACATTATGAAATTGTCAGAATCACCAATATTTATCTGACCATCGCTTCCGAGATATGTTCCCCGGGAGATATTACTCATACTCTCCTTTGTGCCAGAGTATAAACCGCCATCCACTATATGCCAGCCACCTATTGTTGCTCCAAATGCCACAAGATCATCAACAGCTATCTTAGTTGCCGTGATAGACTTGGCTCTGATCACACCGCCATCAAGGCTATTGTAATCCGTCTGCTCTTTCTCTACCGTGTTACCATCGGTATTCAGCTTGTAGTACAGTCCATCTTCTCCTTTGATAACCAGCTTATCTGCTATGACTGTACCGCCCTTGATGCTGTCACCCAGGATAGTTACACCAACCAATGTGCCAGTTATCTGCTGATCGCCAACCACGACATTTTCTATCAAACCGCTTTTCGCAAAGAACTGCTCCAGTGCTGCCTTGCCTATATTGGCAAAATCTATCTGTGCATACTTTATATCAGCCAGTTTTGCATCAAGCTTCCCGGTTTGAAGTTCTTCTATGGTTGCATCATTGGCAGTGAGTTTCTCATGTATGCTAACATTGTCCACTTCAAGTTCCTTGATGCTGGCATTATTAGCTGTAAGTTTTTCATTTATAGTGACATTATCTGCTTCGAGATCTTTTATATCGGCTTCTGTAGCTGTCAACTTATCGGATATCTCTACGTTATCAGCCTTGAGATTCTCTATATCTGCATTTATTGCCTTGAGATCGCCAATACTCGCCTTATCAGCAACAACTTCAATAAGTGCTTTAACATCATCGCTTCGAGCTGATGGTGAAGATACATTGCCCATTATTGTTGCCGTATGATCCTTAACAAGAACCATTACCCGCTCAAGACTGTGCACATCCGCCATAGATGTAACCGGGGTGAGTATCTCAGAACCATCAAGTCGTACATATGGGGTACCGTTCTGCATCACCACTGTGCCGTACATAGTTGTACCATCCTGTGTTTTTGTATCCTTGGTTGCCTTAACAAATTTAGATACAAGATCCGCCGATAATTGCATGGCTCATCACCCCCATAAACTATTTGTATATATTGCCTTTTCTGTGACAACGCATCCTGTTGTACACTTGATAGACTGACTTATGATTTTTGCTTTCTGATTGAGTATCCCTGCTCTTTCATAATTAAGCAGAACACAATCCCCAACCCGAACTGGATAATACCCATGGGAATAACTCACAGTATATTCTAGTGTAGACAGTGTTTTTAACAACTGCCTTGCATATTCGTCAATCTGTGCTTTTGTTGGATTCCCTGTAAGCGACGGATTCGTCACTCTGCGAATTATTTCCCGCCCACGATTCACTGTAGATATCGGGCTATTCGGGTCGTTGTTGACCACTCTTGTCTGATATGTGAGATTGTTTCCGGAATACAGTATCTCCACAACATTTGGTATCCCATAAAGGTCCCTGCTGATGGTTATACTTGGTAAAAGTATAGAACTGTTGCTATCGTCGAAAATAACAACCGGTTGTAATGCCGTAACCTCCTGCACTGGCCTAAAACATATCTGTCCCAGATCGTCAAGTTCGTACTCGTACTTCGCATTACTGCTCAGATCTTTCAGGAACGTTAGCCAGTTGTCGTCCGTATTAGAAACAAAATCCACTTCCAATTTCTTATTGTCTGTGCACTCTATCACCGGCGCCCTCGCATGTGACTTGGTTAGTGAGCACACATTGTCCATTATCGGTTCACCCTTCCGTATGGAAAAGCCAAGTGGGGGCGGATTTTCTTTCAACTCGATAAGCGGTGTATACGCATCTACAGATACGCTTTTTGCCTTACCATCAAACTCTTCTGATGGTGTCTGAACCATATGCGTCCCCAATGGAAACCGTTCACGTATCCCATTTTGAATTGTGACGAGGTATGTCCTTATGTAACATTCCCCAATACTCTCTGATAAATCAAAAGACGCTGAGCCAAGTGTATCAGCATCAGCGTCCCTCGATATTGTTGCACCCATCTTCACGTTCATAAGCCGTTCGGTATCCCGCCATGTCGCAGGATCGACAATGTAGTATTCGTATGTCTGCTGCATTGGTTTTGTCCAATCAGGCATATCACTTACCCCCTTCGACTCGTGTTACACTGAACTGTACCGGTGTAGTTAACTCGCAATGTGTCTGGCTGTAGGATACAGAAATGCTTGCCCAGTAACCTGTACCGGACGGTTCTCTTACATATACGTCGTTAAGCCATCTTGTAAGCTCCCGGATCATCGAAAGCGTATCTTTATCATTGTGTGGTATGACTACATTCCAGTTCGATGTATGTCCTATCTGTGTTCCGTAATAGCTAACAGGATGCTCTCTACCAGCATATTCAAGTAACTCTGTATCTGGATTAAAGCTATCTGAGATGTCAATATTATAAGGAAGTCTGAGCATCTTGCATGTCCATGCAGGTTCCTCCAAAGCATCCCCATCTCCACCCGAAGCATCATATGATCCCCACTGTTCATCCCACTGGATTATTACAGCAGTTTCTCCGACATCTTCTGCTACATCTGCATAACTGACTACCCCCGTGTTCTGATCTATTGCAATTATCCTATAACTTGCCGTGTCAAGAGCCGGATGCTGGTCTGGCACTGAAATACCCATTGTATTTGCTACGCCTGTTTCTATTTCTGTAAAGGTGCCGTCAAACTCTCTTCTGTACACTGATAACAATACATCGACTGCAAGTTCTTCGTTCTCATCAACGCACCATGGACTGATAATTGCTGTGAGTGTTTCTGGGTCGATTACTATTGACGCATCTGGGGATAACTTGTTTTCTTCCCATTCCGCAGTCATTTCTATGGTATCTGTCGCAGTAAGCCCAGAATCTAATGCTACAACACAGTTGATCGTATAAGTATGACCACTTTCAAAATCTATGTTGTTAGCGCTCAGTGTAATGGCAGTTCTGTTGTCGTCATATTCTACACCGTCCTTGGATGTCTGCGGAGTTCCACTGTAATACTTATTGAATATCACATCCCCTGCATATACCATTTTGAAGTTACCCAAGTTGTCCATTGTCTGGTATGTATCATTTGATGATATTGTCACGCTCGCACTTATGAGTTTCTGTGTATCAGGCTGAGTTGTACATTCAAGTACTATTGGGAACGATGTGATCTCAGTGATTGGTTCATTATTCTTATTACTTAACGTAAGCTGTACTGTTGGCTGTGCATACGCTTTCACTTCTCTGGTTATTGACCAGTCGCCGTATTCTCCGGTAACACCTGCTGTTCGGATTGACCATTTTATCACTGTGTCTTTCGTATAGTTCTTTGTATCTATAGTATAAACACTGTTTGTATCGTCCTTGCCGATATATTTGTCCAGGTTTATTGTCGGCTGTGATACGCCATCGATACTCAAATTAAGCTGCGCATGTGACTGGTCTGACCCATCCTCTGAATTCTGAACCCAATAAAGTAAGATCTTCTCGCCTATACCTAACACAGTCTTATTTGACCATGTTGTTGGGGCAGATGGTTTGGTTCCTAGAGCAACTGTATATGTTCCCGTCGTCCAGTTTGATGAGCCGGCACTATTAGTTACTCTGACTCTGAAATAATACCTTGTTCCTGTTGTAAGCCCTGTTATCTCGGCATGATTTACATTTGCATCAACGGATGTAGAACTTACCGCATTAGAACTGTCAAAGTACTCTTTCTTTTCAGTGTATTCTATTTCATATTTCTCGGCCTGTGCGACCTTGTCCCAGCTTATGTATGCTGATGTTTCTGTAAGAGCTTTTACACTCGTGATCTTTTTTATCTTACCTGGTGCAGACTTTGTATCATATGTCCATTCGCCCCATTCACCGGTTATACTTGTCTTCGAGCTCACTACATTGATGGCTCTACATCTTACATCATAGCTACAGCCAGCATCCACAGTGATCGTTATTGATGCCTTGGATGCTTTTACCTCTGCTGTAACTATCTTTGCTTTTTTCTTATCTTTGAGTATATAGAATGACACTTTATCACACTTAGAATCTGTGATGTTGTCGATGCTTGCTGTGAGCTTGTACTGGTCTATGGATACCGTAGGTGCCCCTAGAGTCTCCGGGTTGTTTACTCCCTCGACGCTTCGTATAACCGATACAGCGTCCCCAGTCCAGTAACTCTTAGTTACCTGTTTTGTGGTCTTTCCAGATTTTACATTTTCCTTATACGTTTTAGACACCGGTTTGACCACACATTTCATTCTTATGGCATTACTTGGAGGGGTGTATGTGGCGTTCTTGACTTTGACATCCGATGCACCGCCATCAAACCACACACCATCTCCACTACTGTAATACCAATGCACACTGTAATGGTCAGTATTTGCAATGGGTATCAGTGCTTTCTTTCCATTATCAGCATTCTTGAGGTGTTTCATAGACACCGTACTATTCAGGTTCTTTGTACCTGATTTATTCTTGCCTAACCTCGCATTGTTACCTTTTATATCGGCAACCTTCCACGTATCATTCTTCACATCTGAACTGACCTTAACACCATTGGTGAACTGCACGATCTCCGACTCGAGATAATCAAAAGATACAACAGAACCCACGAGAACATATTTGGACTTGGTATAAACCTTAGGCTCTGCAAACTCCCATGTAGCAAAATATGTATTATCGGTTCCAGTCTGTTTGGTAACCTTGAGGTTTGTGACTTTCTTACCCATGCTTATGCCCTCCTCTCCACTACAGCTGCTCGTACTAACTGTTCGACAACAGATGCGATATTGCTTCCGTCGTCATAAGTTATTCCGTTCACGTTATATGTATTTCCTGGAGTCTGATTTATGTTCTTTGCCAATCGGTCAATAGCGTCTATAACATCAGAATTTCCATTTTGATTATTTCTTCGATTGGCTATCATATCTATTGTTCCTGAACCGACACCTGTAAACATCAGTGGGTTTCTGTTGAGCATACTGTTGATAGCATCCATACTGCTTGTCACATTACCCATATCAACCACTGGTGTTATTGTTGGCTCGTAATCAAGGTCGAGATTCAGCGCATCTGAAATCATTGACATTACCGTTCCGGCCTTGTCTATGACAGTATTGGATATATTACTTATAGCGCTATACACAGACTGTCCACCTCGTATAACACCATTTGCCATACCTTCTGGAAGATACTGTCCAAGCCTGTCAAACACCTTTGAAGGTGAGTGAATCTGTAATACAATTCTTGCAATCTGTGGTAACCGGTTAGCCATTCTACGAACAGCCTTAACCGCTTTATCAGCATTGTCATCGATTCCCTGTGCCATACCTTCCATAAGATAAACACCAACTTTGTAAAAGTTGTCTTTGTAATCGGCGACTTTATTGACACTGTCATCCGCAACTGTCCCCGCTGCCGATGCTACTTCCCCGGATTTATTACTGATTCCTTTCTTGAACACGATCATTGCCGAACTACCAGCATTCTCCCACTTCTGCTTTCTGCCATTTACTTTGTTTATCATATTGTCAATAAATGTGGTTATGACAGAGGAAGCCTTATCTCCCGCATCACCGAAAGCGTTCACAAAGTTATCCAGACTGATCGTACCTATATCATTGAGACTTGCTGTGAACTGAGAAAGTCCATCCGCATCAAACGTTGTCATCTTTTCTACGAAGGAATATAGAGTACTTATTTCATCTGTCACTGTTCCTAGCTGGCCAGTATCTACACCTGAAATATTAGCTGAATAATTGTTGAGATGTGAACCCCATGTTTCGAGAGCACTTCCAAGAGAATCAAGACAATCAAATGAATCGTCATTCAATCCAGAAATCTGTTTCTGAAGATTTACCATCATCTGGCCAGCATTGTCAGCGGCATTTACTGCATCGTCACTGATTTTTCCGCTTACATTGTTAGAAAAGTCAACCAATGCACTACCAAATGCTACAATGTTTTCGCCAAATGAGCCTAAACTGTTATCGCCTTTGAAGTATGCTATAATGCCGCCAGTCGCGGGAACAGCTTCGTTCAATGTCACCATCAACTCGCCCATATCTTTTGCTTTGTTAATCGCATCTGGATCCAGCGAACCCTTATCAGTCTTACCAGCAACAATATTACTGAACTCAACAAGAGCACCGCCGAAGTCCTTGAGATTGGCGCCAAATGTACTGAGTTTTTTCTCACCAGTAAAGCACTGCCATACCCCATCTTGCGCCGGGATCTTATCGTTCAATGCAGCCATGATTTCGCCACACTTTGCAGCATTGTCTACAGCGTCTTTGTCAATTCCACCATTTTGAACTATCGTGTTTGAGAATGCGACTATAGCATCTCCAAAAGCTGTGATACCGTCAGAGAATGCGCTCATGTCCTTTTCGCCCATGATCTTCTGTGCCCATCCACCAGAACGCGGTATAGACTTCTGAAGCTCTGCCAGCACCTTTCCAGCATTTGCTGCTACGGTCACCGAATCACCGTCTATCTTACCCTTTGTCGCATTTGAGAATGCCACTACAGCCTTACCATAAGCAGCTAAATCTAGGGCAAGCTGGTCATAATCAACTCCACCACCAAGGAACTTTGTGAGACTCTCTAACAAACTGGCTGCTGTAAGTAACAGAAGTGTCTCTGCCAGCGCCTTAGCACCTTCCATGGCTGTTGGCTCTATAGTTGAAAGTCCGTCTATGAATGGGGCAAGATTCGTTATAAAATCAGACAGATTTGTAGCTATGTTTGGTAAATGATCGGTAGCATACTCAGCAAAAGTGCCAATTAATGCCCCAAGGAACCCGCCTATAGCATTCCCTACCATCGGCAATATTTCAGCACCTTTTGATAGCAGCCATTTAAGCCCTGGTAATTGTGCCAATGCTCCTATTGCAGATATTACTAATGTAAGTTCAGCAATAACCACCCCTACTGCTACCACTCCAACCATTGCTGCCGGAGCTAATAATGCACAAGCCGCCAATGCCACCATCAAAGCAGTTAATAAGCCAATGCCGGCAATACCATTGATAAGGGTTTCTGTGTCTATTGTTTTCAACGCATCAATAACACTCTGGAATAATGATGCAAAGAAATTTACAACTGATGTAACCAATTCAGGAATATGCTCAGATAGTGTATCAAGGATTTTTACAAGAAGTGATATCACTAATGAAACTATTTGCGGCGCATATTCTATCAACGTATTCAATCCAGCGACTATTAATTTGTAAAAACATTCCGCTATTGCTACGGCACAATCACCTATTCCGGCCAGTATATCAGGAATCAGCGATGTTAAACCCGAAACAAACACAGAAATAGCCCCTATCGCAGCAGTTGCTTGGGTTGCCCCTGTAACTGCCAATGTACTAATCGATGTTGCCACTAACAGTAATCCTGCGGCGCACGCTACAGCACCAACCCCGATCAATGTCAATGATGTACCTAATAATAGTAATCCTGGTACTACTGGTGCTATAAGTAACCCAGTAACCCCAAGTACCGTAAACACACCAGCTAACATCAGAAGACTTTTTCCTATTTCTGTGAGTTTCATATCACCAAAAGCCTTGACCACTGGGCATAAAATGGCTAGAGCTGCTGATGCCACCAATAATGCTGCTGAGCCGCTTAATGTACCATTCATACAATTAAGTGCAGTTGCTACTGCTGCTAATAATACAGTAATACTGATAATCCCTTTTGATAGATTATCGTCGGTTTCATCGCCCAAAGTGATAACCGCATTACTCACTATTGTTAGTGCCCCAGCAACCGCTAATAGGCCAACGCCTATTCCCAATATATTTTTGGGCATATTTTTTAGTGCTATTGTAAGTGCTGCAAGCATTCCAGCAACACCCGCAAGTCCTTTGCCGATCTGCTCCCATTCCATATTGGAAAACTGCTTACATACATCGGCAACTATTTCCAAGCCGCCAGCTAATACTACTACTCCTAATGCACCAGCAGTCATTTTTGCACCATTGTTTGATAATTCTATTGATAATCCAACCAAAACAGCAAGTAGTGCTGATACACTGACAAGTCCTTTAGCAATTTCTTCCCAACTCATCGCACCAAAATCGCTACATACTGATGTAAGAATTTTCAAGGCCGCTGAAAGTAATATTATACCTACAGAGCCTTTTATCATCTTTGTCTCATTTTCGCTTAAAACCATCGACGCGGCAATAAGTCCACCTAATATAACGGTTATTCCCGTAAGCCCTTTGGCTAATTCTCCCCAGCTTAATCCGCTAATATTTATACAAGCTGTTGACAGTATCTTGATTGCTTCTGCTAAAAGCACTATACCAACAGACCCTTTTATCATCTTTGTATTGTTATTTCCGAGAATAACAGAAACTGCGACTAACTCGCCGAGAAGAATGGTTACTCCACTCAACCCTTTACTGAGTTCTACCCACGACAAAGACGACATTTTTTTCACCGCAGATGACAAAATTAATATCGCTGCGGACATTCCGACCATAAGGATCGCCGCTTTTCCAGCACCTTTATAGTCGCCATCTATTTTATTGAATATCCACATTGCTGTCATTAATTCTGTTGCCATAGTAGTTATGGCACCTAATGCTACAGCGAGTTTTTTAGGATTAATCAATGACAAAACAACTATCGATGCCGTAAGAATTGCTATTGCAGACGCTATTGTAAGCAACGTCTTAGCTTTTAAAGTTTTCTGATATTCCTCAAAGCATGCACGCACAGAGTCAAGAACCGACGTTATTCCCTTAAACATCTTACCTAGTGACCCGAACATTCCTTTTGCAGAATTCGTCATACCAGACATATCTGATACAGCCTTCTTAACATTATTAACAAAAAGCAAAATACCAACTAATATTCCGGATATAACACTACTATCGAATATATCTAAAAAATGCTCAAAAGACGAATCAGCATCAACAAATCCGAAGGCATCCGCTAATGCAGTTCCGATTTTTTTACCAATCGATACTACTTTTTCACCTATTTTTGATCCAATATCCCAGACATTTTCGAGAAGTTTCAGAAAATCTTCAATTGTTGGAAAATGCATTTTAGTAGTAATTTTTTTTATAAATCCGCCGAATATATTTCCTATCCGAACTACCTTGTCCTTTATCACTTCAAAAGATGGTAATTTAGCAATTTCTTTTATTCCATTGCCCAGTTTTTTCACATTAGTTATAATTTTCGCTATGTGCGGTAATACTGCGTCTAGTGCTTTTCCAACTGCATCGCTGACATTTACAGTTTCATGGAATTTTACCAAAAAATCACCGATTGTCGCAGTAACGGATAATATATCTATGTCAAAATATTTTAATACTCCGCTGATCAACTTGAATGCGATTTTTAATCCGCCACTTGTTATATCGCTTACTATCTGAATAAGTGCAATAAAACCTTTTATAGTTCTCTTCAATTTATCAAATTTTTCATCGTTAATTACCAAATATTCTGATAAATCGCGAATACGTTCTATTAACTTATACACGACACTTTCTGTGCCGCTACCAGTCGACACAAACATTTCTGAAAAAGCCTGTTTGAATGCCTTAGCAACCTGCGTTGCACCTTTTACTGCATTCTGGAAAGACTCTATAAGTAACTCTTTACCGCTTGGTTTGTTCAGACTCGCTATCAGCTCGCTAATCGGAGTACCTGTCTTTTCCGCCTGTGTTGCAAGATCTCGAAGTGTCTTTATCTGGTCTTCGGTAAGTCCCAAAGTTTCCGCTTCTTTATCTGACAGACTTGCCATGGCCTCTGTGAGCTCATCTGCACTCAACGTGCAATCAGACCAGTTATGCCCATTACGCTCCCAGACTTTATTAACCAAAGCCTGTACCTGAGCATAATCGTAGTTGGCTGCGGTGAGCGCCTTTATTCTTTCCTCACCATTACCAAAATCTCCGCGAATAGTTTTCGAGACAACATCATTGAAGTATTCAACCTTGTTAGTTATGTCCTGTGTAGACTCAGATGCTTTGGATGTGACATTTGTGAGCCTTTTCAGAGTATCTATTATCAAACTGCCAGATAATTTACCCTTGGCAAAGATATTTGCCAGTGAGCCATACTTCTTCAGCAACGAATCTATGTTTATGCCTTGTTCTTTAGCAACCTCTTTAAGTTTTGCTGTAAAGGTATCTTCGGATACGCCAGCTTCACTTATCTTATTCATGAGATTATCCCATTTTGAAGTTAATCCGCTGAACAGTGTTTTTGGATTGATCTTGTTTACCAAAGTATTTGCGTAATTGATAAGCCTGGCTACGCCTTTAGAGGCACTCTCTACAAATGGTAATGTTATTTCCTTAATATCGTTGATTTTTAATCTTATTGTATTGAGTAATTCAACTAATGGACCATTCTGCTTTATAAGTGGTTCATAGAAGTTTGCTCCTATTTTTGCCAGTGCTGATTTAACATTAGCAAAGGCGCCCTCTACAGTTTCATTAGCTTTCTTGGCATGCTGACCATACTCTTTGAACATTACTTCTGAGAAAGTATTAAAATCAATCTCACCTTTTGATACTTTGTCTCGAATATCCGCTTCGGTAGTATTAAGCGCTTTAGCCAATGTTGCTGCGGCATTCATACCACGACCAGAAAGCTGAAGTAACTGATCGCCCATCATCCTTCCCTGACCAGAAATCTGGGTATATATACGACCTATGTCTTCGTAGCTACTTCCAGTCATTGCCGCCAGGCCAGATATACCTAATAATGCATGTTTCATGCCGTCACCAGCCCGCATACCAGAAGCCGCAAGCTGAGCTGCTACACCTGCCGCTGCATCAAGACTGTACGCAGTTCCCGATACGCCATAGTCGACATCTTCCATTATTGATGCTACCTGTTTTGCATCATTATCCAACAATCCCATAAGCTTGAAGTTTGCCTGGTCAAGTTTCATGGCTCTGCTGAGACCGCCACCTGATACAGCCTGCTCGACAAAGTTTTTCGCTTTTGTTACGGATGTCATGACCGTATTTGTAAGGTTCTGTACAACCTGCATTCCGGCTATACCCATAACTGAAAATCGTTTTCTGAGATATTCAACATTCGATATAAGACTGTCAAATGATACACTCTTGGCTGCGCTGTCTATAGCTTGAAAGCTTTTCTCAGAACCCCTAAGCTGAAGTTTTTCTTTCAATCTATCCAATGATGTCATGGTTGTTTTGACATTTGTTTCAAAGTTTTTGTTGTCAAATTTCATCTCGACAACTTTTTCATCGATTGTGTTGCTCATCCACTTATCACATCCTTCCATGCATCATTTGCTATTTGGTCAAAAATAGGCCGGATAGCAGGATTGATATAATCCCTTCCTTCTACCCAGCCCCCAGTACCGGTTCCGTGTCCGTATTGTAGTATCACAGCTATCGGAACCCCTTCATTCACGTTTGAATTTAAAAAAGAGATTGTAGCTGTTCCGTTCTGGTTTTCTATCTTGTAATACCATGAGTTGGCGGTTTCTCCTGAGTCCACAGGTGTTGCTGAAGCCAATGCTTCTACCCCAACTCTGCCATACTTATTGAGTTTTCCAAGATGTATTCCTTCTTTGGCTCGTTCAAGAAAACTCGTAAGTTTTGAGAAGTCACCTTTCTGCTTAAACTGAATAGCGCTCATACAATCCCCCTATCCGGTCACCCCTTCGTGTGCCATTTTCTTTTTCTTTCTGCATTCAGCTTTGCATAATAATTCAGAGTCTCTGCTTCCGATCGTTTTTTCTGTGGTTTATTCTCTTCCTCAAATATCTTGAGCAATGTCATCAGTCGATTGAGGTGCCACTTCTCACATTCAATAGGAACACCAAGGCTAAACATGCAGAAATATAAATACTCTGATGTTATGAACTTGCTGCTGTGTTTTTTGGTCGTAGCCATTTCATTGAATGTTGTTGCAGTCATGGGATCATTAATATAAGAAGAGATCTCTTCTATATTTCGCTGAGATAAAGCGAGAAACACTGAATCTTTCACATTTTTTGTGATTGTCATACATTTAAAATAGTCGAGTATTTCTGTTGCTGAATGTTGAAGTTTCGGGTCGAGATACGCTTTGTGATACTTCTCTTCCCATTTTGAAAGTGACACCAAGGAGTGCTCCATCTGTATCGTGGTTTCTGGAATCCACAAAAACTGATTCGTATTCTCATTGAATATTTCAGTTTTCGGTACAGTAATCTGAAGCACTCTGGATCACCTCTCTATTACACGCTTGCCAATGCGTTTCCGCTATTAGCCATAGCTGTTTCTTTCATCTTCTCTGTTACACTCTTAGGCAAGATTCCGTTTACAAAGTCGGCGCCTGCTTCATCATTTGTAGCCAGCTCCATGTAAAGCTTATCGTACATTGGTGTTGCTATAAAATTGAGATAGAGCGGATTACCCTTCTCGTCTGTCTTACGGAATGACTTACCATCTGGTGCAAGCTCTCCGTATGACTTACAGATAACCTCTTTAAGCACCTTGATTATCTCTGTTGTATCCTTTGCGTCTACGATCTTCTGAAGCATTTTATCCAGTCCACCTGCCTCAGAAAGTGTCATCTCTGTAAGCTCAGCTTCACTAAGATGGAAGTATACGTCCTCTTTAATCTTGTTTCCGTTGTAATCGTCATATTCAAATGTTTTCTTTAACATATTGTTTTCCTCCTTAATAAAAAGTCCCCAACACATCTAATTAGACATGCTGGGGGCTACAAATAGTCATTATTTCAGACAGAATACTACGCTGCCTGTGCCTCTGTGATGATCTGTGCGATCTCATCTGGAAGTGGAAGTCTTGGATCTGTGGTCTCATCACCATAGAGAACCTTCTTGATAGCTGTCATAGCTGCCTCTCCGACATCAACACTTGAGATCTCAAGGTATGCCGTAGGCTTACCGCCAGTTACAGCAACAGGAGTTGTCGAAAGCTCGTATGACATGGTTGATGCCTCTGGACTCTCATTTGTTGATGAGTGAGTCTTGGATGATGGCTTTGCCACTGCTCCATAGATAATATGGATCTTGTATCCATACTCATCCTTCTTGGTATCGTTCCCCAGGATTGTCTGGTAAGTCATACCAAATGTCTTCCTATCCTGCTGACGGATTGTTACACCCTTTGCAATTGTCTTCTTACCATCGCAGGCATCAAACTCATCAGGTGTTGTGTAACATTCGACTGTAGCTCCAAAGTCCTCTGCTGAATACAGTGAGAGATACTTCTGATTATCTGCATAGATCTTAGTCTCTTCTCCACCTGATGGATTCTCAGCTACAGAGGAAAGTCCATTCCATGCTACTCCCTTTGAGTATGCACCAGTTTCATCCTGAAGGTATAATCCGCCCTTAGATACACCTGTCTCGTAGAACTTCTGTCCGGTTGCATCCCAAACCATTGCTTTACTTGCCATAGTTTTTATCTCCTTTTCTAACAATATAGTGTGAATACGTTGTGATGAAGGTTAGATGCCCGGTAATGCCTGTCATGGGTGCAGTAAGGCACCTCAAGCAGTTTTTCTATTACCGGAATATCTGGATCTTTTGAAATCACAACTATTTCATAGCAATAAAAAACGGAGTAATTTGAGTTGTCAGCTCTTTTACTCCGTATCTTTGTTCTTTGATATCTAATTGCAGGATATGACATTTTTAACGTCTCAGGGGGTTCGTAATACACGTTCGTACTGCCCAATAACTCAACGAGTAGGGCGTGCAGTTCAAGTCTGCTCATCTTCTGTATACACCTCCCCGATTGTCAAAAGAAGTCTAGGGTACTGAGAAGCATCAATCTTATCGACCTGCCACTTAGTACCCATATACTCTGCATATATGATGTTTGAGCAATTCTCAATGAGGCGTGGATCTGCCAGTATAGACAGGGTAACATCGTACTTGATGTTCCGATTAACACTCTCTCCAGATGACTGTCTTCGATAATAATTATTCATGGCGTCGCCATAATAATTACGGGCATATATCTTTTCTTCCCAGTACCCAGCTCGAGTCTCAATAGTTTTAGAATACCCTATTTCACCATACCATTTAGCCATTTTGAATTTCTCCTTATCTGATCTACTCAGACTTAACTGTTGCCAGCTTAGCTGTGGTAGATGTAGTTGAATCTGTAGTTACATACGTAACTGTAGCAACATTTTTCTTAACCTCGCATGATACAGGGAGATACTGAATGCCTGTGGCATCAACAATAACCATTCCCTTGATGAATGCGTCCTGAAGATCTGTTGCGTTGATCTTCTCAGTACAGTCTGCATCTGCATATGCAAATGTGTCAGCCGCCTTTGTATAAACCTTTCGTGCGGCTACATTTGTATCTGTGGAATTCATGAAAATCTTATCCATTTCTGTATTCTCCTTTCATCGACTTAGGCTACTGGCTCCTCGAGAGCGATAGCTGAGTATGGCTTTGTGAGGGCTCCTGATATACGTGTCTCAAGCAGGTACTTGTATCTGTTGAAGTCAATATCGAAATCATCAAACTTTGTAACCTCGCCGCCCTTTGTAGCACCAAATGTGTAATCTGTAAGATTTACAAAGATGCCAAGGAGCTTATGCTTCTTAGACTTATCATCAACTCTAGTGAGTCCCTCAAACTGCTCTACGGTATGGATCTCGTTTACGTTGAGTGCTGCTGCAAGATCGGCCTTTGAACTGTAGATTCTTCTACCATTCAGATCTCTTGCAAGGAGCATTACGTTGAGTGCATGTGGTGTGCAGTAGTAATCTGGTGTACCGGATCCCTTGAACTGCTCTCTTGAGTACAGGGCAGCCTCGATAAGTGCCTCAGCGTAAATATAATTCTCACTGAAGTTAGCACCTGTGTTTGTACCCTGGAGCTTAGTCTTAGCGGCTGCAAAATCAACATCCTTCTTGATACAGTACAGCTCGTCATCATGCCAAATCGATCTGATATGATCTTCATGGATCTTATCAGGATCACCGTCATCTCTGCCGTCACCGACAAGTGCTGCCAGAGCAAGAGTCTCGTCAAGAGAATGTCTCATAAGATTCCACTGATACGAAACTACATCGAAATCTGTGATGTCAACTATGTCATCTCTCTGAAGCTCGTCCTTGATGTACACTGTCTGTGGATCTGTTGTTCTGCTAAGCAACTTAATCTGATTACCATCTGTCTTGTAGTCACCCTTCTTCTGATAACCCTGTGAAAGGGCCTTCTGTCTTGCATCAGCGTTTCTTGTCCTGATTCTGGTAAAAGGCGCCTTATGAATCTTGCTCATTACAGCGCCAATCCATGTCTGATCTCTCTCAAGAGTATCTGGCTCACCCTTCTTAATAAGTTCAAACTCTGGAAAGAGCTGCTCGACATCCTCATCTGCGAAAGCTCCATGTGCAAGAGTATCCTTGTGCTCTGCAACATAGTCTTTAAGTGCCTGTCTGAATGATCCAACATTACTCTGCTTTGCAGCCTTGATAATTGCTACCTCGTCTGAATGAGTAAGCGCTGTTCCCTCAGACATCTCTGCCTGATCGAATACGTTATGCTTGATTGTTCCCATTTCTCCATCTCCTTCTTTATTATCTTTTTTTGCCTGAGAAACTGCTGTTCCAACTAAGAAATCAACAACTTTCTTCTGCTCTTCATTTAATGTGTTATAAACATACTCTACAGTCTTGTCGTCATCAGACTTACCTTCTGACTGCTCTGGCGTCTTTGTGTCCTTGTTATCCTCCACTGTTTTCTCCTTTTCTGTCTTGTCGTCTGAGTGATAGAGCACTAAACCTGCAACATCGTAATTTGCAACGAACGCATCGTCTTCTCCATCACCATGTGCTATTGCCCAATCGATAGTTGCCCCCGGATTACCCCCTGCTAATACCAGGCTCAATTCCCTGATGATTCCGTGAACCACATTAGATCCTGCATGTTTCAACTTGTTCGCGTATATAGACAGAGACCTTATATCCCCATGCTTAACTAATTCCTTTGCGTGCTGTCCTTCCTCGGTGTTATTGAAGACACCGTACGCATACACACCATCTTCTCGGTTTTCGAGTACGGCATGTCCTAATACAGAATTCACCGAATCATGATCATGGTTCCAGACAATAGGAACTGTCACACCATCCTGATCTTTAAACGCGTCTTTCTTTATGGTTCGACCATCACTACACACAAGATCATTTCGTGTAGCCCAACCACCAAAATCGTATTTACCCATTTTGATTTTCTCCTTCCTGTGTTGTTTTATCTGTATAATCCTGTGGGGTACTCTCGTTTGGCTGTGCGATATTGCTATTGATAAGCTGATCAGCCTTTGGATCTGGAGAAGGCATCATGCCGATGATCTGACGTATCTCATTTGACGTCATTATTTCGTTTCTTGTGAACTTGTCCGCTATTTCTGCAATATTGCTGACTGGGACTAACTTGAATGGGTCTTTGAAATACGTGATCGACTGCCCCTGTGTTATGGCAGTCTTTGTTAAGAACTTTCGTTTGAACTCATCTGCGATTGCTGATGCGATTGGTTCTATAGTTCTGCTGTTGTAGTTCAGCATGGTCTTCTCGTCTGCTGTACCATCGAGAATACTCTGAGTAATACCTAGCTGTGCATAAAGCTGTTCCTGAAGAGTCTCTATCTGCTTCAAAAGATTATTCTCAAGAGATCTATTAAGCTGCGTTATCTTTTCGGTGCCGTCTGCATAGGCAATTCCATACTTAGATCCAGACAGCTGATCCTCGATTTCCTGACGTCTCTGATTCGCTTCTTTCCTCTTCTGTTCAGTTTTTATGATATATGGTAACTGGATTATAAGATCGAGTTTTCCAGATGCCGTCTGTTCATCAGTTATGTCCAAAAGGCTTAACTTACGAGCAAGACGCTGATAGACTGAGTTATACTCGTTGATTACCGCGTACATCGGATTTTCTATAATCGCAACGTTACGCTTAGGAAGGATAATATCCTCTTTTCTACCGGTTCGTTCATTATAGAGTCGAATCTTAACCTTATATGGAAACCATTCTGTGATCTTACCGACTCTCATTGATGTGATATCGTATGAATCGGTATCAGTCGGATCATAGAGTGTGTCCACAGGAACGACCGCTGCAACCCCTTCATCAAACATCGTGAGAACCGTATCTCTTATAAAAGAACGACTTGTCTGATCGATATTTGCCTCAAGGGTAAGGCATGTATTTAGCCCAGTATTCTTTTCAGATTTGAACCGGCCATTATCATCCAACTGACAATGTTTGAAGCCTATCTGTTCAACGTCTATTGCAATCCGGTTGAATATCGAAGTTATTATTGATCGTTCATTCCCTCGAGTTAATCGCACACGATCGGGTCGTGACGAATAACTGGCTCCCGCTGAGTATCCTAATGTTGGATCCTTATTCATAAAGGCATTCCAACCATTTTTCACCCTTTCGGGTAATCTGTATGTTGCCATTCATGCCCTCCTTAATCAAAAGCTTCACGATTAAGCTTGTATGCAACATAGGCATCCATCATGGCCGCAACTGCATCTATCTTCTGCTCATATCGTTTCTTCAATAATTTTCTATTACCATTTGTATCCTCGAGGGTTATGCAATTACCCATGGCAAATGTCATAAGTTCCTCATCAAACAAAAGAAGCCTGTCCTCAGCCAATTTCTTCAACTCGCCAAGAGGTACAGACTCAGTCTTTGCTCCCTGTATTACTTTTTCTATTCCGAACGGGCCATTTTCACGTTCCCATCTTTCTACAAAATCCCTTGCATTATATGGGTCAAAACCGAACGCTCTTACATCGTAGGAACACTGACAAATGTAACCGTCCAAGTCATCGTATACTTGCATCATGTCTAGTACCGTGCCTGGCATTACCATTAGACTGCCTTCCTTTATAAAAGTTTCATATTTCTGGCGCATAGCCGCAGGGAGTTTGAATAATGTCTTTTCAGTTATATAGTTTCTGGTTTTTATACCAAAAGCTCCTGTTGATAATGGGAATAAAAATGTGAAAGCGCAGAAATCGTCACCTTGTGATAGATCTGCACCCATAGAACAAGGCATCTCCCAGAAATCTCTTTTACGATGTGGAAGTGTCTCATCATAGGTAAAGTAATATGTGTATCCTTCCATAGGGATGCCAAAACGTTTTGCCAAAATATCATTACGTGTTGCCGGGGCTTTCTCTGCTCTCTCAACATCATCCTGATATGTTTCATAGGTAACAGTCTTACCCAGATTTGGATTGGCTTTGAGCCACATCTCTGGCTTAGCCACTTCTTCGATGGAGTCGAGTTTATACCACCAGATTGATGTGTGTGGTGCACTATACTCGCCTTTAAGAATGGACATCAATTCCATTTTGATTGTATCACCACTGCCGTTACGTACTGTTCCCTCTGAACTGATCGCTACTATAAGATAATCATTGTTGCTCGTGCTCGCATCGCCTTGCTCCTTGGCAGCTCCCTGTTCAATGGATCCGATAACGTCCTCACGTACATCACCAGACAACCACTCATCTATAGTTGCTACTTTGATTCGCATTCCCTGAAGAGCATCGATACTCATTGGTCGAATCTCAAGGATCGATCCAGTCAAGAAATTCTGTATGCCTTTCTTTGTGCTTGCCAATTTAACTCTACGTGCTTTTGAACCTGTCGTATTCTGTAATGATCCCTCTGTAAGGAATTTATACAATGGCCCTCTAGCCCTAGCTATTGCTGTCCTGAAAGGCGACATGACCTCTTCAGCCTGTGCCATTCTTGGCGCGACTGTAACCTGATGTGTTGTCGATTTATCTACATTGAGGAAGTAATTCTGGATGCATGATGCATACATAGATTTAGCTGCGCCTCTGGCAACTATGAGATACTGCTTTCGGACAAGTCGTTTCTTAATACGTTTCTTCACATATCTGCCACCATGATTATCTTTACCAGGGACATATATGCTACGTTCAACAAAGTAGTACCAACCGAATATCTGTTCCGCCCAAAGCTTAAACGTGAACAGCAAGTGTAGATCCTCACCATTGGTGAGTGTCAATTCGTTCTCGCAGTAATGTACGAAACCGTTTATGGCCTGGTCGTCATAATAAACTCCAGGATTAGCTATGAGTGCGTCGATTCGGTTCATTTCCATCTCTATCTCTTTGCAGACAGGAATTTTACCGGCTATGACATCATCTCGGAACTGACCATAATAAATAGGCGTCGCGGTGTTCGATAAACTCATGACATCACCTACTTATATAGTAGCGAACTTGACTTTTCCAGCTTTATCTATTATATGAGTAGTTAGCTTACCTATCTTGTCTGCATTCTGAGCAATGGTAAGGACTGCTCCTGTTACTGTTGTCGCTGTTGCTAAAGTTTTCATAAATTTATCCACTTGCCTTTTACCTTCGTTTGAATACTTTGCGTAATTGGATTCCATCTGATACCTATTCAGTCGGGATTTAAGTTCCGAATCACTCATACTCTTTACAGATTTACTTGTATGTGCACGTCTATAATCGTCATGTATAAATGTATTACGTTCCTTTGCAGCTCTTTTTTTTCCAAATATATGTTGATACCATTTCATCCCAACTCTTCCGGAATGATAAAGTTCAGATGGGTATACTATATAATATTGTCTCATCTGGTTACCTCCTTTATTCGACAGCGACGTTAAGTCGCCATTCAAGTTCTGTTATTTGTCTATTGATGGATTCGGTTATTATGGAACTGGTAGGTGGATCAAAAAGTAGACGCACCTTTAAATAGATGTAGCTTTTTACAGCTTCAAGATTTGTAGAATCTGTTAGATACTCATTCCATGTTGTTGTCTTATCGCTTATGGTAAAACCATTTGGCGGTCCAACACCTATCTGGTTGAGTGAGAAGAATACAGTGTTTATGTGCATTACTACATCCTTATCGAACGGATCGTAGTCCTCTGGTATACCAAGGAGCTTCTTGACGGATGTTAAGATACTATCGTCCATATATACCTCCTATCTCTTCCACGGGCAAGTGTCATATCTTGATCTGGTAATTGGTTCAGATACAAGTAGACTCCTGTCTCCGTAATGTATCGCGTTATGTGTGTTTCTTGTTACTGAAATGAGATACTCTGGATCAAGCAAAATATCAGTTGCTTCCAGAATGTCTTTCTTAGAAATTGGATTCATATGATGTATAAGAATATATTTATCAATCTCATGACCTGGCATAGATAAATCGCACGCATTATCTCGAATAATTACTTTATCTCTAACACTGCGCCATTCTTTTGATTTATAGAAATCCTGATTCAAATATCTATCGAATCCGAATGTGTCTTCCCCCACAATACCAGATAGCTTTAAATATTCAAATCGTTCCTCAAATGTCGGTATGGTGATTAGCTCTGAATATGTTCTAATCTTCATCGTAGTCATCACCTACTTCTCCAGAACCAGAGTAATCCATCATAGCTGCGATAGCCTGTTTATAAAGTTCATCCTGCTCTTCTGAACTCTTAATACTATCTATCTTCGCTTGGTTCAGTTTTCCTTCTGATCGTAACTTTTCAAGTTCCAACTGATACTTTGATGTGCCAAGTTTGAGAAAATGACATATCAATGTATCGGAAGCCGTATTATCACGTATTCTTTGTTCCGCAGTATTCATGGCTAAAGATATGATCTGGTTTTCCCTCGCCTCGGGTGTAAGTGCAGGTCTGAAACTTTTAGGATCTTCTGAGGTAGTTTTCTTGACCTTTGCCATGCTATCACCTGCTTTCAAATATGTTGTTATACACTTAGATGGCATTTGTAAGGACTTATGGGGGCCTGTTCACGGATGGTTGGCGAACAAAAAATATGCAAACTTGAAAGGAGTTTTACTATAGGGATTTGTATATAGACGGAGGAGTATCTACGTCCCACCACAGGTTATCCCATAAACCCTTGCAAATATCATCTAAGCTGTTTTTTCAAATATTCCCCCGGGGAATTTTTGAGGAGGCCGGCGATGACAGGAGGGGGTGCATTTTTACAGACCCCCCTATGTCTTTTTCGCCCTCTATGTTGCGTTATTTATGCCGCATTGTCTTCCATTTCCACTTTTTTATAGAGATCGAATGGATCATATGCGATAATACTGTCGATTGCACGCTCAACTTCTCGATCATACTCAACCTGTGACATTCCATCAGAAATGTGGGTAATTCTTCCAAGATAGTTGCACGTGTAATAACCTTTTTCTGTATCAAAGTTATTCCAATCATTAAACTCAGTGATTGGATTAAAAGGATTATCAAAAGTTGTAATAGCAACTCGTTTGCTTGTGTTCTCGTGGGTCTCTGCCATACTACTTCACTCCTTTCAAATACTTTGAAACTGTTGATGTTGAAACACCAAGTTTATTTGCAATTTCCTGCAATGTATAGTTAGATGCAGCAAGAGCTTTGATTCTGCTGACTTTTGCTGAACTAAGTTCAGAAGTCTGTTTTGGCATTGCTCTTTCTCTAAGCTTATCAGCATTTGCATTATTGAGAATACGAACAAGCATGTTATTAGTTATGGCACCAGCCTGAATAGCTTCCCATTCTTTGTCTGTAATGTTAATTTCTCTGTCTCTTCTTGAAGATGCACCAACATCTATACGACTGGCAACTATAGCCTGCTGAGATGCCTTCTTTATATCGCTAACCTTGAGATCCTTATTGTTTGCTTTCTTTTCGCCAACAATAACACTGGCCTTTCTCTGTGCTGCACGCTCCCTCGGTGCATTGAGTTCGGCAGTATTAAGTTTCTCTTCCAGACTCTTTACCTCTGATGCATACTTCTTCTTAGCCTCTTTTGACATAGCTATATTTTCTATATTTGCATAGTCCAGTCGAGCTCGGTTGGCCATAGCCTTCATGCTATTAGCATAATCTGCATACAGTAGTTCCATAGGGTGTCTAGCCTTAGATACTAATGTATTAGCATCGTCTGTCTCAGCCATCTTAGTACTCTGCTGTTTCTTATAGTCCCTTGCGTACTCTATGGTACCCGTCTTATCAGTATAGGTTACTTCCTTGGTCACGGGGTCTATATGCTTAACAGGGGTATACTTCTCTGCTGCTACTGGGTCGTCCTTCTTATACTTGATGGTCTCACCGGATGCGGTCTTGATACTAACCACTCCTGACTTACTCGTGGATCGCTTAGGATAGTACAGGTCTTCAGTGGTCTTGTATATAAGTGCACCTTCAGGCTTGCTTGGGTCATACCAATCTTTGCCTTTTTGATTGATCTTTGGTGTACCTTGTCGCTTTGGTACTGACGTTTCACCCTTGCTTCTCGAAAGAATTGTAGCAGCGCCACCAGCTCTTACAAGATTCCCGTTCTCATCGTATTTAGGCTGATACTCTTTTCTAAGAGCTGAAATGTTATTGTCATGCTCGCTCTGTTTATAGTCTAGCTTATGTTTCTCAGCATCAATAACTACCATTGAATGTCTAACTGCTGCTGCAAGCTGATCTTCTCCAGCTCCCGCAAGTGTCATATCTGTAATCAGATTTGAAATTTTCCCCATCTCAGTCTGAGTGTTCTTCATGATCCTGTACTCATGGCCATTACGATAGTAGTGCTTCTCTCCATTACTATCTACTTTGCACTCACCGCCATAAGCAACCTTAGGATCAAATCCCTCAAGCCCCTTCAAAGGCTTTGTGGATGTGATCTTAACTTTTCCACCGGCATCATGCGTTGGAATACACATAGCAGTATCACCATCAAAGTCTGCTCCAGACAATCTTTCTGCTACTTTGCTGTTAATACCTATGGCATCCTGAACATCACCGCCAAGAAGTTTCTTTGCCTCTTTATAATTGTTGTTTACAGTAAGTATAGGTATCTCAAATGTTCCACCATGCGGAAATCTGATGAGTGCTAGCTTGGTTCCTGTTTCATAGTTGGGGGCATACACTTCTGTGTCCTTCATTGTTGGAAATGGGATAATAACATGATATCTCTGTCCCGGAAGTGCTGCCGCCTGAAGATTAACTGCTGCTGAATCACAGCCCTCTGCAAACTTCTGAAGATAGTGTTTTTTTATGACAGGATTCGTAAGGGACATAATCTCGTCATATTCTGCTGCTTTGTCTGCCTTGGCGAGATCTAGCTGCTTCTTTGCCATCGTTACAGACTGCTTACCAAGAAACTGCGATGGGAGTGCATTTTTCCATTCAGTCCAGTCACCCTGATCAGCTCTTTTATTTATAAGCCCCAGTTTTTCTTCTCCGGTCTTAGCGTCTTTGTACCAATACTGTCCACCCTGGTCAGCATCTTTTATAAGAGATCCAAAAGGATTGTCTGGGTCACTCTTTATATCTTTAAGGACTTCCATCTTTGGCACGTCTTTTGTTTTATTTGTATTAAATATAACGTCAACGCCATCTGGCATATCGTCAGAATATACTGCCATACCTTTGAGATACTTCTTACCGTCTACCATGATACGAACCTGTGCATATTTGGAATCACCAAGGCTAAGGTCTTGGCATCCTCTACGAAGTTCTATTGTTCCGTCCTTTTCTATTCCGCCATCTTCACTATAACGAATCATAAGCCGCTTGGAATCAAGACTTTCTGGATATGTAAATTTACGATGGAATGTTTCACCGCCATCTGTTGAAAAATAGTCGGTCAAAGGTTTGACTTTATCCAGATCATATATTTCTGAATGTGGTATATCTGGTTTAGTAAGAACTTTCTGAGTAGTCATCTGGTTTGAATTAGTCGCCTGTGGAAATCTACCATTATATACATGGTATCCTTCTCTTTCCAGAATGGTTAATGCCTGATTCATCTTCTCCTCAGAAATATGAAGCTCACGCTCAACTCCCTTACCGACATCAACCATACCCTTCTTATCAACCTGCTCTCTCATGAAATCAGCAGCATTCCTAGCCTGTTTCATTCGACTCTCAGAATCTGCATTGAGCAGTGATCTGACTGTGGATTCGGATATACCCATCTGTCTTCCAATCTCTGTAGCGCCAAGGCCATCTTCTTTGAGTGACTTAGCTCTTGATACATCGAGCATTCTTCTCTCATCCTTACAAAGAGACTTCTCGGTTCTATACTGTGTTGTTGTCATACCAAAGGTATTTCTTATATTATCCGGAGTTTCTTCCCAGCCGTCTTTCTTGAGTGATTCAACTCTACTCAAAAAATCATCGCCATGCTGATATGGGTTTTCTCCGGACCCCCAAGGATATCTACCAGAACGCCTCGGCATTCCGTAATGCTCAAGAACCTCAGCATCTACAGGTTCTGAACCGCATCCCAAATTTGATTTTATTTCATCTGAAATTGAACTCATGATTTAAGCAGCCTCCTTTTCTAACTTTTCAAGAAGTTTGTCGAGGTGGATTATCTTGTCCATGATCGGAGCAATCTCCTCTGCTGTCGGATTATGAACCAGCACTTCATCCTGCTTGTATAGTCGGAGTTCCATCTCAATGTCGCCAGGAGCAACATGATACTCAAGACAAAATAAAGCAGCATAAACCTCCAGCTGCTCGATATGGTCTTCGATCTTTCCAGACTTACCAGTCTTTAAATCATGAATTCGTAATACATTATTCTTGAAAGATATGGCGTCCGCTGTGCCAAAAAATCTCTCAGAATAAAATAAAACAACCTCTGTACTCATCTTGAATCCGATTGCATCATTTACATATGCATTCAGAGTCTTCTTTGTACGAGGTTGTTTAATCCCAAGGTCTATTGTTTCTTTAGCCCATGCATGGAGCCTTGTTCCAATCTGTGCCATTTTCAGGTTTCGATACATCTCAATTGCTTTGGTATCATCATACCTGAGCCACGAGCTTTTACTCGCCGAGAAAGGCGCGTGAAGGCCTTCCAGTTTCAAATGCTGATTGAAGTTCATCTAAAATTTCCTCCTTGTTCTCTGGGTAAATAAAAGCAGCATATGACATCTTATCCATAAGGTTTACATAGTAATCCTGGTTTGGACGATGGCTTGCTCTCCTGCTCTCTTTACCTTCCAGTGCTGCCCATTTGTCCCTATACAAAATAAGCAAGTCTGGTATTCCCTGTTTCTCTGTGGCATCCAGATGTATCACCATACTTCCTGGAAACCGATGTTCAATTTCTTTTTTTAGATCTGCCTTGAATTTTCCTTCAGGTGTCACTAAAACATTCCTCCTTTCATTTTCAGAAAGAAAAATAGAAGCACACATAAATATGGCGCTTCTTACCTCTCTCTCTATAAAAGGGGATGTATTTGCCGCGAGCAAAAATAATAGGGTTTGTGTCTGCTGCGCAAAAAAAAAGAAGAGCCGTTGTAAATTTAACGACTCTCCTGATTGAGATAGATTATTTTTACTTGTCTTCTTCATTGTCATAATTATTAATGTATTTGTTCATCTCCAAAGCGTTATCTATAACAGCTTTGTCATATTCATTCTGTAAAGTGCATCCCATATAGAATCCGTCTTTGAGTCCCCCTTTACGTCCAATGTTGCATCCTATAAGCATTGATATGCCTATGCACACACCGCCGTAGATACCAACGATAATTTCTTCTGTATGCTCCTTAACATACTCCTTCGCTGTCTCATACTTTTCCTTAGCTTTCTCTTTAAAATCACTCATAATAAAATCCTCCTTTTGAATCATTAAAAAGTTTCTATCTCGTTATATACAATGTATTCGACGCGAATTGTGCAAATACTAACCGATATGTGTCATATTGTCTCACAACTCCTCTGTATTGCTATTAAGTACTTTTGTATAATTAATACATAAACTTAACAGAGAGGAGGTGAAACAATATGAGTAAACATAATATACCTGATGATAACCCTTTAAAAAGATATACCGTAATAGAACCTGACGATTCTGGGTCTGAAATTATGACAAAAATGTATAATGCTAGCGACGAAGACCTTCATAATATTCCTAAAGATATGGAAGATGGATACGATGAAGCTTTCGAGGACGGTGTTCGTAATACTTTAGTAGCATTTGCCATTTTGGGTGGTGTAGTCGGAGGTATATACGGTGCATATCAAAGTTTTATTAAACCTAAAATGATAGAGCACAAGCAACACAAAGCACAAAAACAGCTTCAGGCAGTCGCCGGACAGAATAAACAATTACCCGCCCCAGAAACTGATACAGTTGATGTTGACTGTGAAGAATCTGAATCTACTTCCGATGACGAGTAATGCATATCCTTATTCTTTTCTTTTTCAGAACTTGGAGTGTTACCGCAAACCAAGCCCCATATCTAAAAATTGTGGAGTTAGTAATTAAATTGATTAAGTTTTTATCCCTCATGAACCCAGTACAAAAAGCTGTACTGGGTTCTTAATCTTGTATTACTCCCAGATAAACACTGGTAAAAACGTGAGTGCCTTTGTCATGTATTTTTCTGTCTTTGTCTTTATCTCATCAAACTGATCATCAGTACACTGAAATACTATAGGAGTATCATGTTTTCTGTATATTTCATCCCTTAACATTTTGTCTACTAACTCGCGATGATATAAATATAATGGTGACTGTAACAACTTGGGTGCGTATATTTTAACCACACTAATTGGTATTATCGGGTTATACCATATCTCTGCATCTATATCGCAAGAGCCAGATATTACCCCTAAAAGCAATCCATAATAGTATTTATTCATATTTTGGTCATCTTTTTGGCATATACACACATGCCATTTTCTTGTTACTTCATTCATATTTTGCTCCTCCTAAACACAAAAAGACCCAATGCACTAAGCACTGAGTCCTTCTAAAATATTGTATAAAATTATTAATCGTCGAATGCATCACATCCCATTTTACAATCCGGATATCCTGGATTACCGCAGGTCTCACAACCGATAGGTTTTATGTCTGGTGCCGCTTGACTTAACACTGCTAGGTCACCCTCATCATAAGGTATTCCACAATCCAAGCATATCCATCGCTCTTGTCTATGCGAATATCCCAGTTCCTCATGGCATATCGGACAGCGCATATTTTTGTCACACCAATCCAAGCAACCACCATCATCCCACATATCATCTTCAGTTTCTACGTTTCCACAGAATTGACATTTGAACAATTTGTTATCTTCATCATACCCAATCTCGTTATTGCACTTTCTACAAAATAATTCATCGCTATAGTCTAAATCTTCGCCTTCAAAATATACCATAATCCAAAAACCTCCTTAACTCTTACTCTTCCGTCTACTAGTTACTAACTATACTGCAATTATACTTTGACGACTGTAAAAACTAAAGAGATTTTATAAGGCATTATGGCTTTGTAAGGTTCGTTTCTGAGATGATAAATTTTGCTAAAAACCGTCCCCTGCCCGGATGCCCACTTTTATTTCCCATTTATATATATTTATATAA